AAGCGCAAGGTATGAATTTGAAACCGCCCCAGCCAGAAGGAGGCTCCCGCAAGGACTCTTTCTGTGCGAGGATGGAAGGCATGAAAAAGAAGCTGACATCCCCAAAGACCGCCAAAGATCCAGATTCACGTATTAACAAATCACTTAGGGCGTGGAAATGTTAGATCTCAATACAGTATGGTCGGCCACTCTAACATTGTTAGTGTCTGTTATGGCCTACATCGTAAATGAGAAGTTTCGTGAGCTGGCTCGTATTACGATCCTTTTAAACAAAACACGCGAGGAGGTTGCCCGTGATAACGTTACTCAAGCAGAAATTGACCGCATTACAACTCACATCGATCAACGCTTTAACAAGCTTGAAGAAAAAATTGACCAGCTTATTCGTCAAGGACGATAATGCCAAGTAGTTCAAAAAAACAATCAGATTTCATGCGTGCGGTGGCTAAAAACCCATCATTCGCAAAGAAAGTAGGAGTCTCGCAATCAGTGGGACAAGATTTTTCATCGGCTGATAAAGGCCGTAAATTTGCAAAAGGTGGCGATATGAAAAAGGGTTACGCAGATGGCGGTATGACTATGGTCAACAAGGGCGGCAAGATGGTTCCTAGCTTTGCGGCTGATGGCATTGGCAAAATGGCCAAGGGCGGTATGGCCCACAAAGACGTAAAGATGGACAAAGCTAATATGCAAAAGGCCGTGAACAAACACGAAGGCCGTTTACACAAAGGTCAGCCCATGACCAAGTTAGCCAAGGGCGGTACTTCTACTAAGTTTAAACGCTATGCTGAAGGTGGTGAAGTTGAAGAAGCCGCAGCAAAGCAACGCGGCTTAGACATGTCCAACAAAGAGGCTCCTGTAGGTTTCTTTGAGCGAATTCGTATGGGCAACATTGACCAGCCCGGTACAGAAGCATACAACCGCTTTGGTGCTGGCCGTGGCCGTGATCGCGGTGAATCGGTATCAGTTAATCAACCTTCCGCTCCTTCCGCCGCTCCCTCTGCCCCTTCCATGCCTGCTGCTTCCTCACGTCCTTTGTCGGACGACATGTACTCAGACTATGGATCTAGCACAGGCGCAGGCGCTGCTGGAACAAGCGAAACAGTTAAGCCTACACGTCCCGCAGCAACAGCAAAGCCTCCCGCCAAGCCGCCTGCTCCAATGAAAACTGTAGGCACTGGCAATCAACGTGGCCCGACAGCTGAAGAGTTAGCTGCTTACTCAGCGCAGAAGAACAAGAAGCCATCTGCTGCTGAAAAGATGGATGTGCCCGGTATGAAGGCGGATGCCAAAAAAGCTTTGGATGATGATCCTAGCGCCATTTTGGGTGCTGCTGGTGCTGCTGGTGCTGGCTACGGCTTGTATAAGCTGGCCAAGAAAATGATGGGTGCTACCAAGGCCGGTAAGGTTGCAGCGCCTTTCTTAAAAGAAATTGGCACTAACGCGCCTAAGAAGCTTTTGGAAGGCCCACGCGCTGCCAGCAAATCGGCAGACGTTACTGACGTAGTGCCTAAGTCTACTGAGATGAAACGATTGGGCAAGCCTAGCTTGAAAAAACCATTGGATGAATCTGACACTACCGGCGGCGCAATAGGTTACAAGCGCGGCGGTAAAACCATGAAGTTTGCTTCTGGTGGAATGGTGTCTTCCGTATCTAAACGTGCTGACGGTATTGCCACAAAAGGCAAGACTCGTTGCAAAATTTGCTAAGGAGTTAATTATGTTTACCATGGGATCACGATTACTCGCAGCAGCGCCCATCATGGGCGGTATGTATGCCAAGGGCAAAAAAGATGCGGCTGACAAAAAAGACCAAGAAGACTTAGACGAAAAAGTTAGACAGGGGTATAAAAACCCCGGTAATGAAGGCCGTCGTAAAGCCGCTATGCCGGAGGAGTCAACTGACGATAGCGAAAAAGCTAACTCTGGTATTTTTACCAAAGAAAAGCGTATGCCTCCTTCTCCTCGTGAGATGGCCAGTGGTGGCAAAGTAGGCTCCGCTTCTAAGCGTGCAGATGGATGTGCCACTAAAGGTAAAACACGAGGTAAATTCGTATGATGGCCAGCCGTGGCATGGGAGCCATATCCCCAAGCAAAATGCCCGGCGGTAAAAAGAAAGCCCGCCGGGATGATACTGACTTCACTCAGTACGCAGAAGGCGGGCCTGTTGGCTTGTATGCCAACATCCACGCAAAGAAAAAACGCATAGCCGCTGGCTCTAAAGAGAAGATGCGCAAGCCCGGAGCCAAAGGTGCTCCCAGTGCTCAAGATTTTATTAACTCTGCAAAAACTGCAAAATAAGGACTGAATATGTCACAACTTACATTAACCGCCGCAGAAGCTGTTTTAGCTCTCAACGCTGTACGCGCCAAGCACGCTCAGACTTTAAGTGCTTATGGCTTTGATGATCTGGAGTTGGCGGCTTTACTGGCTAGGATGGAAGCTCATGCAGCTCCTGTAGTGGAGTCTGCGCCAGCGGCTACCGAAGTTGTGGAGCCTGAAGTTGTAGTTGAGGCTACAGAAGAAACCCCTGCCGAGGAGTAATCGATGGCCGTATCCGGAACCACTGCTTTTAATCTTGACCTCACAGAGATTGTTGAGGAAGCGTTTGAACGTGCTGGTTCCGAGATGCGCACGGGCTATGACCTGCGCACTGCAAGACGAAGTTTAAATCTTCTATTTGCAGACTGGGCTAACCGTGGCATTAACATGTGGACTTTTGAGCAGGGAACGATTCCTTTGGTTCAAGGCACGGCTACATATGATTTGCCATCAGATACTGTAGATCTGTTGGAGCAGGTTATCCGCACGGGCGCAGGTAGTGCATCCACGCAGGCAGACCTTACTATCACCCGTATCAGTGTTTCTACTTACGCCACTATCCCAAACAAATTAACTCAAGCCCGTCCTATTCAGGTATGGATTGAGCGCCGTCAGGAAACTCCACGAATTACTGTGTGGCCTATTCCCGACCAAGGCACACTGTTGCAGCCTTACTACACGTTCGTGTACTGGCGTTTGCGCCGTATAGATGACGCTGGTGGTGGTGTAAACACTATGGATGTTCCTTTCCGTTTCTTGCCATGCATGGTGGCCGGACTGGCTTATTACCTTGCCTTGAAGGTCAAAGGTGGTACAGAGCGCTTGCAGATCTTAAAGCAGCAATATGACGAAGCTTGGGACTTGGCAGCTACGGAAGACCGCGAGAAGGCTGCTGTGCGATTTGTGCCCCGCCAGATGTTCATTGGTGGGAGTATGTAATGGGTAACCGGTTTGCAAACGGCATACGGGCGATTGCCGAGTGTGATCGTTGCGGCCAGCAGTTTAAACTCAAGCAGCTTAAGACAGAAATCATTAAGCAGCGCAAATACGAATTACTTGTTTGCCCTGCCTGTTGGGATCCCGATCATCCTCAATTGATGCTGGGTACGTTCCCAGTAGATGATCCGCAAGCCCTACGCAACCCGCGTAGAGATACCACTTATGTGACTGCTGGTGTAAACGTATCGGGCAACCCTACGGGCGGCAGTCGAGATATTCAATGGGGCTGGTCACCAGTGGGTGGGGCCAGTCAATTTGATACGGTTCTAACACCAAACTACTTGGTTTCTAGAGCAATTGTTGGTACAGTCACTATATCTTAGGAGTTTAAACATGGCATATACAAAATCAGCTGACGGCGTTGCTAAAAAAGGCAAAACAAACGCCAAAGTAATGGCTAACAGCGGCCCTACCCAGAAAGAGATTAAGGGTGGTAAAGGCGGCAAGGGTGGCCCTACAGGTATGCAGATGCGTGCAGTAGGTCGCAACATGGCTCGCGCCAACAATCAAAAGTAGATTTCATCATGGCTAAATACAGTCAGAAATTAATGGGTAAAGAAGTCGGCCAAGCCGACGTTTATGCGGAGCCTCACACCATGACCGGTAAAAAAGTAGCTATTTCTTCCAATCCCGGCAAGCCCGGTAGTATGTCCACCACAAATACAATGCGTATGAGTGTTGGGGATTACAACAATGCCAAAAACGTGCCTGAAACAAAAACCAGCGGGATTAAAATCCGTGGTACAGGTGCAGCAACCAAAGGCGTAATGGCTCGCGGCCCGATGGCTTAAGGTTTATATGGCGACACTAGGTTCGTTGAATTACGCACAGTTGGTAACTGCGGTAACTGATTACACGCAGAACACCTTTGACACGACTGACATGAATACCATGATTCAGCAGGCGGAGCAGCGCATCTATAACACGGTGCAGCTGGCTAACTTACGTAAGACATCAACCACGGCTTTAACGCCGAGTGTCCAAACCTTCAATGCACCGACAGACTTGCTGTCCGTGTATTCGTTTGCTGTGATTGACGCTAGTGGAAACTATGTCTATCTGCTGAGTAAAGACCCAGCATTTATGCAAGAGGCGTATCCTAACCCTGCGACAACAGGGATTCCAAAGTACTACGCACTCAATGGCCCATCCTCGCCTGTAACGCGGTTGCAGTTCATCCTTGGGCCTACGCCCAGTGCCGCATTAGCAACAGATTTAAGCTACTTTGCCATGCCTGAGTCTATTGTCACCGCAACAACCACATGGCTGGGCGAGAACTTTAGTTCAGTGTTGCTGTATGGCACGCTGTGTGAAGCTGGCGTTTACATGAAGAGCGGGCAAGACGATGGCATGTACAAAATGTATCAGGAGCGATATGTACAAGCGATTGCGCTGCTTAAGAACCTTGGCGATGGCAAACAGCAAACTGATACCTACCGCAGTGAAACAAGGACAGAAGTCTCATGAGCATCGTCCAGACACAAACCACAAGTTTCAAAGCGGAACTGTACGAAGGTATACATGTCCTTACCACAGACGTTATCAAGATTGCCTTGTACACGGCGAACGCCAACCTGAATGCGGATACCACAGAGTATTCAGCTTCCAACGAAGCATCGGGCGGGAATTACGTGGCTGGTGGAGCGATCCTAACACCCGTGACTGTTTCGTTATCTTTATCTGATAACACAGCCTTTGTGGGCTTCCCAAACTTCTCGTGGACTGGCACAATAACGGCACGGTGCGCATTGATCTATAACTTTAGCAAAGGCAACAAATCCATTGCAGTGTTAGACTTTGGAAGTGACAAAACGTCATCCAACTTCACGATCACAATGCCTGCCAATACGTCAACAACAGCGCTGATCCGCAG